ATCGGAATGTTCTTTCTTATAAGTTTCGATAGAAGCCTTTTCTTCTGTAGTATCCTTACCCGCAAGGAACCCATGAGGTGTAACAATAATTTTACCATCCTCGTAACCCAAACCATTAATGTGGTTCTTCATTACAGAAACCTTAGTTCTACTAGCAAACTTAACTGTCCGCTTATCCTTAGTTGCTGTAATTTTGGTTGTACCAGCTCCTTTTTGATTTCCAAACAAAAATACTAACGAGCTATTAAGCCACACTGCTTCACCACCTTTAGCTTTGATTTTAGGTTGTCCGTAAGGATTATCTGGAAGTTCAACCCAAGGTTGATTCACAATAATCAAACTGTTTTCAAATTTGGATTCTGCTTTTCTCGAACCAGATATACGTTGGTTGATACCCATACCAATCTTATCAGCTAAAGTTGCTGCATTGTGTTGTTTACCACCCTTACCTTCAAAAGTCATTTTTGATGGTACCGAACCAATTGAATCCCAAAGAAAACACAAACTATACTCTAGCTCACCTTTTTCTTGTGCATCCAACAAATCGTTGATGTAATCAGTAATCTGTTCAATGTAATCAAAGTTATTATTGAAGATAAAAAATCCATCCCAATCGATTTCTCCAGTCTCCTCATCAACAGCTTCTTCACACTGAAAGCCCATAAGTCGTGCGTGCTCAAAACTCCACTTTTGCTCTGTAATAATGAAGACAGGAAGAATTTCCTTCTTCTGAGCATCAACTGCTGTCTTAATTAATGCAGTAGTTTTACCAGTATCAGAGTGTCCAAGGAACATATTGATGTGACCAATTGCTGGTCCAGGTAGACCAACTGCATCGAGGAACTCTGTTCCCAAATCAAAAAATCTTTGAGGTTTATACTTTGCTGAGGTTGAATATTTCTTCTTAAATGAAGAAAAATCAGTTGCTTTCTTTATTGCCATTATATTTCCAAAATTCGGTTAATACTTGTAATTTGTCGCTTGCATTTGCTAACTTCTCCACCATGTTATCCATTTCTTCTAACATCTGTGGGTGTTCGCCAATACCGGCAGCATTTTCAAGATAAATCATTATAGTTGCTTCCGCCTCCAAAATCTGAGCCTCATATTTCTTTTTGAGACTGTCGATTGCTTTTTGTCTAGTTTCTTTAGTCATAGGTCTAATAATTAAAAGGGTGGGGTTTCCCCCACCCAACTAACTTAAATTAAAATGGAAGGTCCTCGTCAGGAGTTGATTCCGCTTGAGGGTCCTGATAGCTTGATGAAGATGTACCACCAAATGATTCGGTAGATGCTTCGTCGTTATCATACACATAACCACCTTTTTCACTATCCCAACGTGGGGTCTCACCACGTGCAATTGCTTCAAGGTACTCAACTGGTTTCTTAGAATATACATCTTGCCATCCCAATTCATCCTTCAACCATTCTTCCATAGTTGCTTTGTCTTCATGGATTGCTGAAGGGTCTTCGTACATAATAGTTGATACTGTCGTATAAACCGCTCCCTTTGGTGTCTTCTGCTTACCCAATTCAATAATTAGGTCACGACCTTTTTCTGGGTCAGTAATATCACCTTTGTTACGCCAGATAGGAATAATCTTGTCGAGAATACCTTCGTTCTTGTAATTGTGTTTGAAACGCCAGAATTTAACACCATCTTCTTCGTTGTCACGGTCGACGACCTTAACGATGTAAAATTTACGAGACTTGTATTGTTTAGCAAGCTCTTTGTCCGACTCTTTACCAGTGGACATAAGTTCTTCATAAACTTCATTTAAAGGAGAACGCTCGTTGTCGTTCTTTCCTGGGTCGTAAAATTTTTGCCATTTACCACCCACTTGGATTTCGTGATACCACGCTTCCTTAAAAGGAGAGCTTCCATCCGAAGTAGGAAGGATGCGGACACGACGGGTGCCGGAATTTGATTTGTCATCAAGAATGAGTGCGAAGTATTTCTTCATGCGCTCGTCCTGAGACATTTTACCAAAGTTACCACCACCAGATTGTTGGTTTTTTTCGTACTGTGCAAGTACTGCGTCTAATGAACTCATAGAAAATTAATTTAAGTTAGTGTTTAAAAGATAGAAAATAAATTTCAAGTTGTCAAATAATAAAAAAGGTTGTGTTGCCACAACCTCAATTATAGTAAATTATATCGTAAATCAAAATTTGTTAGGTAGTTGATTTTTGTCGTTAAGTCTGAATGTGTTTTTAATTTCTGCAGGACTTATGTCTTCAACTTCGTCAGATGTTAAAATGTATTCGTGTTTTCCGGATTTTTCCCAATCTTCTTTTTTGTCATCAAAAAAATCTGATAGCTTTTTGTTGAAGGGTCCAGAGTCAATTGTTCTTAATGCTAATTTTTCTTCGGGTGATTTAGGTCTGAATTTTTCAATTTTTGATTCAATGTCATTCAACTTGTTTACCAAGTTGTCCATGTCAGATAGTTTTGATTCAAGGTTTTGCAAATAGCTAAATAAGTTTTCAAAATATTCTTCTTGCTTGGTCTCAATTTTTTTCTGTGAATTCACCAGTTCAGTAACATCCAATTCTTCAGTACTACTTTCAGTTCCAGCATCTGCACCAATTTTTTCAACTTCAGTATCAGTTGCCAAATCAATTTTTTGTGGTGTTTCTGGAGCCACTGGAGCTGCAGGTTCAGCTGCCGCATCTAATCCTGGTTCGGGTAAACCAGGTACTAAGGGAGCTTCTTGCTCGTTAATATACTTATTGATTTTATGATGTCTTTCAATCTCTCTCAATATTTTCTTATCAATACTCATTTGATTAGCCGTTTAAAAGTTGTTTAATACCATTAGGGGTTTCGACACGTACTCTTCTATTCAGAGTAACATCATGTCCGGCTCTTTCAATCAAACCATCTCTTTCTCTGATGGTGTAGCAGTCACCCGTATCAAGGTCACAAACTTGTTTTGTACCATCTCCGTTATCTTTTTCAGAAACTCTTGTTTGCTTTCCTAGATATTGGTTTAATAATGAATTCATATTCATGTTGTTTTTTCTTAATAAATATACTCAAACTTATATTAGGTACAAGTTGGGGTAACAGTATTGATTAGATTAATATTATTTGGTTGGGGGGTTGGTGTTGCAACTGGTGTGAAAATTGGAATTGTTGTTGTTAGCCCTAACTGTTTAGCAAGTATCACAGCATTTGTAAGATTTGCTTGAAGTGTTGAGTTAGAGGTTTGTGACGACGCTCTTGGGTAAGGCCAGTTTTGGAGGTAGTATACCTCAATACTTTTTTGACGTATTTCTCCAAGATTATTGGTAACTCTGTCCCTTACAAATCTCATGTAATTTAATGGACTATCAAATACTGCAAATGGCATTGAAACCTCAGAAGAGCTTAAAGTCTTCATACTACGACAAACATATCTTCTTTGGAAATATAAGTCTGCGGTAGCACCATAGTCATAGTTCAACGTAATCTTACCATAGTTGTTATTTCCCGAGTCAAATCTATTATCAACTCCCGTTGATGCATAGGACAATACAAAAATTATAAATTTCAAATCATCACTATCTGTAACTTGATTCAGAAGAGTAACAAATCCAGCTGTGTTAATTGAAGTTGATAAACCAGCAACAGATTCATAACCTAAAGTGTTCAAATATGGCTCATTGAGAACTTTTGACATACAAGAATTTTGAGTTGCTCCACTTGTTCTTGTATCTGTTGAAAGATTTGCATTATTACCCTGAGTTGTGGTCGTTGTAGTTCCTCTAGATACATCTCGGGTTTGTTTACTTGCTTGCAATAATTTTGTTACCAAATTTTTATTGATTGTCTGGAGATATCCTTCAAGTAACGGTAAAGTGAATACGCTTTGTCTGATGCCGTTGAATTTTGTTTGGAATGTTCCTGGTGAAATTGTGTGAACAACTTCAGTAATCATGTATGAACCATTAAACAACGGAACGTGTCTCAAGTTGAAATACATTGTTGGTTGAATAAGAGCATTCCCGAATGAAATCACCTCACACTGGTAACTCATATTTTTGTAAATGTTGTAAAGAGAAACATTTTGTGTTGCTGTTGTTCTGCCCGCAGCACTTGCAGACATTAAATTAATTTGTTGAATTGATTCCGAAGTAGCTTTACCCCCATCTTGTTGGATACTGAATGAGTAAAAAACATTTTGGTTTCTAGTACCGATGTCCACGTTAAAACCTACCACCCTGTTTGAAACTGACCAGTCTGACTTGTCAGCTTGGTCCTCAATAAGTGGATTGAGTTCTGCTTCTCTCAAGTCAAAAGCAT